CCATCCAGCTTTTGCCAATACCGCCGGGCAGGGTTCTTGCTGCAATAACCCTATCTGTTGAGCCGTCATTGATTGAAACGGTAACTTGGTTGCTGGTTGCTGCCGCGTTGGTCAGCAGCAGTCTTGGCGCTGTAGCGATGACTCCAGCCGGGACAGTATAGAGGCTGGTAGCCGACATTGATGATAGCGTTCCCGTTGCTCTTGATTCTGGTGTTCTAGCCATTAGTTATCCTCAACCCCGTAAATTGTCGCGGTCATGCCTGCTGAAGGTGATGCGGTTACCGCCATTGAAACCGTTATTGTCTCAGATGGTTCTAGCCGAATTCCCAGCGGTTTAAGGTCTAGCGTCATGCTGCTTCCTCCAACTGCCGCTGTGAACAAAAGCTGTCCGCCGGTAACCGTTACGGCATCGTTAGCCACCTCCATTACCGAGCCGTCTTTATCTAAATACTGGTAGTCAAGATCCCCGCTTATTATTGCGTTACGCCTGACTTCTACAATAGCCCCTTTCGACCCGTCGGTAAATCCGCTAATCCCTAGCACGTTTACGTTAATCCTGTTTCGCACACTGCCGAATACAGATCGAACTCTCGCGTGAATAACGCTGGTCTGCGTTACGCCAACAGATGCCTGTGTGTTGCTTGTCGCGCCCGGCTGATTTAAAACCAGAAGCTTACCTTCGACGAAGCACGCTATGCTTGCCGACTTAACCGTGGTTGATGTTGTGCTTGTTTCGTTCCTGGATAAAATTCCAGCTCGAAACGTTGGGTTGCCTACGCTCGGGCTGGTGTTGGAGTTTGCGTACTTTATCCGGTGAACAAGAACAAACTTCCCGGTGCTCGACTCTTCAATAAAAAAGTTAATCGCACCGAACCCGAGGTATTGGGCCTGCACCTGATATACGTTGCCCTTGGTTGCGTCAAGGCCGGTCGCCAAATCTTCTGACCAGTCAGCTTGGGCTATAAACTCTCGGGTGGCCTTGGCCCCTGCTGTTATCTGCGTAAATGCACCGACAGCAGTGGATGAGCTAAACGTGAACGTGCTGCGAGCAACGGAGTCAATCGCGGCCACGACAACAGCGTCATCGTTTGACGTGAATAAAAACTCGTCATTTTGCGACGTTAGTGACACGGCTATCTCATAGGCATTATGTTGAACAGTGCCTGATGTTAGCGCCACTGTGTAGCCAACGCCATCAATGGTCACTGCTGCGTTTTCCGCGCCAGTTGCCGCAGTTGTTATCTGCAACTCTTGGATCTCGGTCTCTCCGCCATGCTCGCGCATAACCCCAAAGGCAGTGCCGCTGTAGCCAAAGGCAAAAACATCAGTTGCCGTCAGTAGACCAACCTGCTGCACGTTTCCAGCAACTGGTGTATCGAAGATAGCCGTTGCTCTCGCCATCACTCCTTGGCCCGCTCTGTATTTGGCGTGAACCTTGGTTAAAACGGTTGATACCTGATTGATTGCGGTGCCTGACGAGCAGGAAAACATTTTATTCGAGGCAGAGGTTGAACCGTCGCCAGCAGCAAACGCAAACGCGGTGGGCGAGAAGCCATAGGTGGCAACGAGCTGCGCTATCGGCGTTAGTTCTGCGGTGACAGCCTCTCCAAACGCGGTAGCGGAGGGTGAAAGCTCTGGAATATAGGTCATCTAAATAATGCTCCAAACATCACTGTCAACCGAATAAATCACGGTAATAGCCGCATAAGCCCTACTGATTGTAAGCGACGTGGCCGCGTCAATGTTTCTGCCGTTGCCGTCAAGAACAACTGGGGCACCGGTCCTTTTAATTATCGCCAGCTCCATATCTTCAGGCTCATCGTTTAGCGTTACCGTTATCTCTACCGCATTAGTGCAGATTACAACGTCGCGACCAATCGTTGTGTAATCGACGGCTGTCGAGACGTAATTATCAGCCTTGCTAAAGGCCTCTATCGGCAAACTGTCTGCTACGCCAAGGCTTTCAGTAATATCTATAATTCGCTGCATCCCCATGCCGGAATCATCAAACTCACGGAGACCATCGGACACAACCTCAATAACATCAGTGCTTCCTCCTGTCCTTAGCGATAGCTGGAATAATATTTGATGGATCTGATCAAGGTATCCCCTGACCTCGCGGTCCTCAATGAATTTGCGCGGGATCCGCAGCTGCTTTGGAGGATTAACTGTAACGCTCATCGCCCCGCCGTCCTTAGATCAATGGCTGCAGAATAAATGCTGCAGTCCACTGGGTCTGTAATCGTGATCCTGATCATTAGCGTGTAAAACGATTTTAAGCTGAACCATTCAGCTCTAATACCAGTTTCTCCAAGCCTTCCGATTCTCATCCATACGCCTGGAGCAAACGACTTACCTCCGTCATAAGAGGCTTCAATCATAATGCGCGGATCTTCACCTTGTCCGACAATAGTGCCAACACCGGTATCCATAATTAGCTCAAAGCGTGACATTTGAATTCGCGAGCCAGGAGATCTAATCGTATCGCCGCTGATTAACGACATAACTCGAACTCTCTGCATGACATCGCCATTCAGGGTGAAGGTGTCAGGATCAAGTGTAAATAAATCGCCAGACGAAACATCAGCCACCAGCGTTTTCCCGTACAGGCTTAGAAATGAATTTCCCTGATATCGACCGCCAGCCGAGCCGCTTGAAAGCTCAAGCCACCCGTTGCTGCCGAGACTTTCGTTTAGCACCCACGTTTTATCTTCAGTAGGGAAGGTGAAGACCACAAACTGCGTTCCTTGAATGACAAGCTCTGACGCAAAGCAGTCCACCACTATCGAATAGCCCTCAGTAGCGTTGCTGATTGCAGCCGTACTAACCACCTCTTCAACTCCGCCGCTTGTCCGGTACACTCGCCTGTCATCGCCAAGCCAATAAAGCGCGTCTTTTGAGCTAATGATTGAATGAATTGCCGCGCAGCCAACGGAAAATATTTGTCCTTCAATCCTTATAAGCGGAGGCCTGCCTCCCGCTGCGTGATACCACGACTCTACCGACCGCTCGCCGAACCGGTACAGAACCTGGTTAAACCAATAGTCTCTAACCAATCCGTCGGGCAGAGACTCCGCACCAATAGCGTCTAGGCCGCTGGCCGTTGAGCCGTCGCCAGTAGTCGAAACGGCCGTCAGCTTGTCGTGTGTGTACGCAAACCGGTTGTCAAAAAATGAAACCGATTTAGCTCCAGCAATGTTCGGGTCTGTCACTGTGGAGACGGTAGCCCCATCATAATGATAAACAATCAGCTCAGACACGATAAACAGGTTAATCCCATCGTTTGCGAATATGCACCGCGCAGAGCCCGGAATGGAGCCAACGCTTGAATGCACTCCCGAATGGGTCACCTGGTAAAGTGTCGTGTCAATAACCCTAAACGCCACGCCCCCCATCTGGGTTAGCCCTCGATCGTCACCAGCAGGAACACCGCCAAACACTTTTAGCCCTGGGAATGACTTGATGACATATTGGCTTTTGCCGCTTTCCACCACCTCGTGATAGAAGTTGCGGGTTGTCTGGCCTGATAGTGGGCGTGACCGATCCTGATAGCTTGGGCCGGCAACAATCACCGGTATTGTAGTGAAGCTCACGGGGTCGAACCCTCTGTAGAGATAGTGAGGGCAGGGCCGTATCTGCCATTATCGGCTCTTATGTTGGCCCCTTGTATTGCCGCTATAAAAGACTGGTAATACTCTACTGACTTCTGCTCGTCATCAGCGTATCGGTACAGCGCGGCCAAGGCACCAAATAGGTAGATGGTCGGGCTATCTTCAAGAATGTCGTTTGTTGGGTTGTCGCCAGAAAGCGGAACAAATCCAGATATGTATTGAAAGCTAAACTCGTAATCATCAGGCGGCTCGATGTCGAACTCTATCTGGCTGGTTACCGTAAAATAACAAGGCGTGCCGATGCCGCCCCGGACACGCAGCGCACCCGGCACCACAAAATCAAGGTCAGCCCTAAGTCCTTCAGGGGAAACCATCGTCATTTTTCTTGGTGACTCATACCGTGGCGGAAGCACCATAAATCGGCTTGGAGAAATAAAGTCTATCGTGTCGGTGTATCTGTTTTCTTGTGATCGAGCGCGGAGCGGCTCAACCTGATTGCCCAGCATTTCGGTTTCTGCCAGCCGAATGAAAATAGGTATTTTTAAATCAAGATCGTCTCGGTGTGACCAGTCTATGATCTCTTGCTTTAATCCATCGTAATCGTCAAGGCTCATTGATCCCACTCATTAAATTCCATGGCGCACTACATTAGCTGCACCATGGTGTTGGTTATCTACCGGCCGCTATTCGACCGAGGGGCTACCGGTGCTTCTGCTTTAACTGCTGGAGTAATATCCTCCATCCACTCAGAACTAAACTGCTGCTTAACAGAGATAACCACAGGCTTTCCGGCTTTCATTTGCGTTGAGTGCTTTCGCGCTACCAATACAAACTCATCTGGTGGCCGCTTTCCTCCGTATGAGTTCCGCTTTACGCCACCGTAAAAGCCCCATTTTCCTTCTTTAACCCTTACCTTCATAAGTTACTCCTAAGTGATGGTGTAGCCGCTTGCGTAATCAACCGTTGAGTCAATAGTGCTTTGAGGCACAAGGTCAGCGGTCATGGTGATTGTCGGAGTGGTGCCCGTCACGTCATAGCGAACGCCAAGATACCTGGCAACCTCTGACAGGCTGGCTGGCGGGATCGGGATATAAAACCGGAACCCAGCCACAAGCAAGTCGGCATCTTGCGCCGGGGCGTCAGGCGTTCCAGCCTCAAACACGCGGCGACCTGCTAGCTGACGGCCGGTTGATTGAGCCGCATTGGTAGCGTACTCCACGTCAAACGTATAGTCCTCATCACCTGTGGTTTGGTCTGCCGCAACGTTGACGGTAAACATAACCGCCATCGGCTCGCCGGAACCAATGGAACGACTAACCGTAAGATCAACAACATTAGTGCCAACAGCGTCAGCGGTAACCGCCTGCTCATCAGAAAATCGTGAGTTATTGTCAATGTACATAATATTCTCCTATGTTACCTGGGCTTCGGCTTCGCCTAGCGCATCAGTGATGCGGACAGGGTGGCCAAGAAAGCGCATTTGATGGATGGTTGCCCCGAATTGGTTCAGGCCAGCCTCAATGGTTACCGCGCTTTGCGACTTGTCCATAGCGGCAACGCGAAGTAGTGAGGCAATGGTTCGATTGACGTAAAACGCAGTCTTAACAGAGCTAAGACTAGGCAGCCGATCAATAGACCTGGACATCATCTTGATCGCTGCGGTAGCCGCAGTTGATGCCTGTGTATTAACCTGCCCTTCAAGGTCAGACTTATCGATGTTCGCGATACGGACAACATTACGCCAGTCTTTTACAACCAGTCCATTTTTCCAGGTCCATTCATTCATGTAGGCCCGAAATCTGTTGTTGTTTTCGTCAAACGCATCGCCAAGGCCAAGGTCTTCGTGTTGCAATCCTGCCTTAGACCCCTTTGGAAACACGCCGTGAACAGACTGCTTGCCCCATCCAACGAACAGGATGGACATGTTGTCAGAGCCTGTTCCGCCAGCGTCTAGGATATTGACGGCATTAGCGGCGGACAGGTCATTGTATCGAGCCAGAAACCCGACATATTCAGCGGGGTTAGCTGCTGAGCCGTTAACAAGCGTGTCCGCTTGCTTGTTACTCATCGCGCTGACAAATGCTCTACCCTCATCCATACGGAATGCGTTAACATTGCCATTTAGAGTGGCGAGGTCTTTGTCAACCTCAGAGCGGCCTGTAAGTATTGCGGCATTTTCGGTCACTTGAACTTTTGTTTGAGTCGAAGTTGGCGTACCAACCCCGATCATTCGATAATAAACATCAGGAAGGCCGGTTTGAATAGTTGTTTGCTCGCCGGTCGGTAAGTTTCCCTCCTTAAATAGCATGTCCTCCAATATTTCGTTGGTTTCCATTAGCATTTGAATGGTGTCGGCTTGCTGGCCATCAGGATCGATGCCTTGCCCCCACTCCCACATTGTTTTAACTGAATTGCTTAGTGTGGCCATTGTTTTCTACTCCGTTACGGGTTTGAAATAAAGGTCTTCGCGGGGTTGCTGCTTTTGCTTCAGCTTCCCCGTGTTTCCTTTTGGTTTAGTCACCAGAGTTGCGGCCTTTGCTTTTTTGGCGGACTTTTTGGCCTTCGCCATCAGTGCGTCATACTTCGCAGCTTTAAGGCACACCTGAACATGTCGAGAACGAGACGCGCCCCCGGTTTCCTCGTCGGTAAAGCCATTGTCCCGCCAGTACGTGCCAATAAGGATCTTATCAGCCTCCATTTCTTCCGTAGGGGCGCCTTTATCGTCGAGCCAGCCAGGGTTTGCGGCAAATAACAGTTTCTGCTCTTTGATTACCTCGTCTTGAGAAAGCGGCTTAACGGAAGGTGCAGTCTTAACTTTCTTTGCAGCCGCTTTCCGCTTGTCTGCCCGCTCTTTCAGCTCGATATATTCATCTGGATCTTTGTCACGCAGCTCTTTCCAGTCAACTTCGCTATCTTCTGCAATCAGTGCCTGCATTTCCGCCTTGAGACTGGCTAACTCAGATAACTCTGATGTTAGCTCCTCACGTTGTGCTGCCACTGCTTCCCGTTCTCGCGCTACTGCTGTAGTTTTCTGTGTGAACGTCTTCAGCCTTATGTTCCCATCACGGTATTCGCGCATTTCTGCCAAGGAGTGCTCTTTACCGTCTAGCTCGTAATAGAGTTCTTCGCCTTCATCGCTAGCACCATCATCAGCACCTTCTGCTTCAGATTTTGGCTCGTCGCCGTCACCCTGTTCAAGGCTCTCGCCTTCGGGGGGGCTCCCGTCCGTAACGGCTAACTCTTCGGCTGCCCCGCTGGGGTCCGCTTTGTCAGTCGCTCCAAAATACAAACTTGAACTATCAATCTCTGGTATTTCTGCGGCAGCTTCAGCCATTGTTTATTCCTCGCTTAATGTTTCTTTGGCAATTTCACCGTTTGTTAAAAATTCAATCAGGTAATCTTCCAGCGCGAAAAGGTTCTGCATAGTACGCCATGCCTCTTCCCTCACTTCGCTTTGGCCTGCGGTGCTGCACGAAAACTCCTTAAATATATCCGTCTTACGCAGCGTCATAGCGGCCTTGTATGCCTCGTTGTTTAAGACTTGGTTGCTGGTCTCTGCAAACTTAATATCAAGCCCCAGCTCTTCGTCGCTCTTTCCGTCACTCATACAATAGCCCCCGGCACGTCTTGATTATATTTCAATTCAAGTTCCGTGAATTTTGTAATCATTACGTCGTTAGCTTTCTCCATATCTGACAGTAACTTAGCGTTAAATTGCCGCTGATCCTCTTGCATCTTGGCTATATCAAGCTGCGCGTTACCCCGCGCCTTAATCAAGCTAGCCTGTGCTTTTATCTCTTCGGCCTCAGCTAGCGGATTAACCATAGACTGCACCTGCTCTTGCAACTGTTTAACGGCATCATTGAGAATATCGTTCTCAGCCTGAACTAACTCTTGTGGCCGCTCTGGGTTGTTGTAAAACTCTGACACGTCAGCCAGCCCGGCCCCCTTAACAATGCGGCTTAGGATGTTGTAAACCTTGACCTGATCGGTCAGTGGTGATTTCTTGTCAGCCAACGCTTGATGCACCTGTAAAAATCCGGTCATCGTTTGCATTAGCCTCTCATCGTCGCCAATGCCAAGGCCTACAGTGCTTACTGCGCTGTGGTTAAATCGCCAGTCGCTCGGAGAAATAGACAGCTCTTCACCAAGCACTTCAATCTCTGTCTCAGTGTCCTGGAAATTCTCGTCGAGCCAAGCAACGCCAACGAATAGGTCGCGCCATCCGGTTTCCGCCATATTTCTAGCCACCAACTCGACCTTGGCTTGTGATGCGTCCTGGACTCCCTCAAACCTTGTGGCCGTCTCTTTGCCTAAAGCATCGGCGTCAAGCCCTTGGGAGGCCATTAATGTGCCCGTGGTTTGCGCTCGCGCCTGGTCTAAATACTGGATCACCTGTAGAGACTTGTCGCCAATATACGGGGTCTCAACCATCATAATGCTGTTGCCCGGATGGTCTTTATCCTTAACTCTCCACACGCCGTTAAGGCGACGATTTAAAACACTGTCCGCGTCAACCCTCCCGTTAATGGCAACTTGCGGTTTATTGACCGCGTAAATATTGTTATTAATGCCACGAAGAATCGTCGTTTTATTTAATGCTGTTGGCGCGGTGATCTCCGCCCGACTGCGACCAATTGCACGATGGGGCATGATAATGGCCGACATAACCGCATACGGAACGTGGTTGAACGACTCGTTTAACAGCACAACATCACCGGTACTTGAGCGCACAATATGCCTGCGCTCTGCGATGCCGTCCTCGTCATAGTCGATCATCATGTAAAGATCTTGGATCTCGACCTCTTCCAGCGCCCAACCGTCTAGCGTTGACGTGCCACTTGACGCACCCTCACTCTTTGACCTGATAGTGTCAATATTTGATTGATCTGACCCTGAATATTGAGGGATCTGATCGATCAGATCTTTCGCAAATCCGCGAGATAGCAGCTCACCGCGAGTAGTCCGTTCAATGTCGCCAACCAGCGCAGCCTCATCTTTACTCGCTGCGTTTCGCGTGATCATAAACTTATCGATCGGAACGTTGAGTAACTTTACCTGCTTGCGGGTTTTCTCGACTTTAAAAGTTACATCAAACAGACCATCCGCCCTATCCTCTCCTCGCTCAGAAATACTCACGCTTTTAACGTGCTCACCCTCGAGCGACTGTTCAACCAGCGCCAACTCAAACTCTGACAGCCCCTCTTTTCGTTTGTACTTCTGCGTTAAACATCCAGCCCATGAGCACCCGGTATGACCAGTCTTGGCCCCTGATCTGCCAGTTGACATATTTTGTTTTGTCGCCTGCTTCTTTCTTATCCGCCTCATCCGAGGATTTATTTGGCTTGAACCTTATAATGTCACCAGCACCAAGAAACACGCGAGCATGGGACGGCATATCAGCCCCAATAACATCAGCGACATCGTTTGATACCACCTTTGATTGCCCGCGCTTTTCGTCGCCATATGGCATTGCGTAGTAGCGCCTGAGCAGCTCTTTGTTTTCGGCCAAAAATGCACCGTCAAACGCGGTGGTATCTTGTACAGCGGTATCTAGAGCAGTCTTTAGCTCATCATCAGGCATTGTCAAACTACGTTCTCCTCTTCGTAATACAAAGGCGCGAACCCCTCACTATCGTCAATAGGAACCTGGAATATTGACATCATTATCGAGTCAGATTGGTTCGGTGATTCTATCCCTGCCAATTTCATCTCCTGCTTACTCATAATCAAATCCAATCCGCTCGAATGGTGTTTTCTGGGTATCCGACATAGCTCGGATTTAAGCCCGACCAAATTATCTACACCATCCGAATCAATACTGATCATCTCTCCCGGATCAACATACTCGCCACGCTCAACGCATCTAAATGTATTGTAAAGCATTACTGATAGCTTAATGTAATGCTGCGCTCTGTTGTTGCGATATGTATCCTGATTTGAGCGCCCTGTCAATAAGTTGACGGTTTCGGCGTTGTCTTGAGCTGATCCGGCTAGCGATCCCCTAAAAGCATGATGCTCGACCTTTGTCCCCCTGAAAGCGTCGGCTATTTGACGCTCTAATCCAGCCCCCATGCCGTCAGCGTCCCAGACAAACCAGTCGGCGCCAGCATTGTGCGCCAGCCCTGTTGCCCAATCGCAACCTTCGTCAATCTCTCCATGCGCCATTGTTTTGACGGCCTTGATGATCGACCCGTGACGCAGCGCAAAACCTTTATCATCAGTACCACCACCGCTTGGGTCGTGAGACGCAACAATAGGGCCGTGCGGCTCAAATGCCTTGATCAACCGAGGAACCTTGTGGGCATCGATAGCGGCATCAACCCACTCGGGCTTGATGATCGAATCCGCCACTTCCTCGAGATATCGACCGTGCCAGATGTGGTCATAAGCGGCCCGGCTGAGCGTGTCGAAATCGTCTTGACGCTCCTCTTCTAGCCCGCTTGCCTCGAACCATGCTCGGGGCATGTCGGTATAGTTTAGCTCGACGATCATTAGCAGATCATCTTCGTAAAATCCGCACCGCTCTAGCTCTGGCTCAGCCCGCGCTAGCCATCTTTGTGCAATGGCCCCAGTGCGTGTGCCTCTATTCATCGTAATGATGATCTCGGGCATCTTGACCTCTTCGCCAGCTATCAATCGCTCTGAGTCCGTCGCATTTAGCCGTACGGATTTAGATAGCACCCGGAGGCTTCCGGTTGACACGTCCTCGCCCTCCTCAAGCCACAGCCCGTCTATGCCGGACAGCGTGGATTTTACAGACGCGATATTGCGTGACAAGCCTTTGTAAAACGAGCGGCCACCGGACTCTGGGTGCGTGATAGACGTTTTTGTTACTACAAAGCCCGGCATTTCCAGCCTGTTGATCTCATCTATTAGCGTCCGATGAACCGACTCCTCTATCGAGTTTAGCGTCTCACGCGCACAGCACCAGAGCTCACCGGATGACATTTTAGCTGCAACCATATCGGCTATAATTGTTGATTTGGTGGAGTTTCGGCCCCCAACAATGATTTTAATTCGCTTAGGCCGGGACAATATGGGCAGCAGTTTATCGACATATTTAATATCAATACTAGCTGTCATTGGGGCCAACAGGGATAAAGTTAAACACGGCCAGCGGCTCGCCGTCTTTTGCTGATATCTCGCTAGATACGCGCTCTACCAGCTCTAAATCGCGAGAGATAATCGTAGAGTTCATCAGTCCGGCTGCAGACCCCTCGAATTTAATCAGCTTAATTGTTGCCTCGATCGCGTTAATTGTCTCCTCGAACTCCGGGAGCTTTTTGTAATCCATATACGTTTGAGCGCCGGCTTTGATGTGCAGCAGCATTCCTTTGATTGACGGAGCGCGCAGCTTTGGCACCTCAACCATTTTGATCTTGCCATTCTCGACAATCGGCCGGATCTCAACCAGAGGGTTATCCTCGATCCACTCGAAATACTCAACAGCCGCTTTCCATAGGTCGTGTGGTGTAGGGAACTTACGCTGCCAGCCTCTTTTTGCACGCCTCCGACGGTTGCGTACGCGCAATTTGCCGGGTGATAGATCAGCGTCGGAGGTGCGGGTATGCGCCCGTTTTTTGTCAGCCACTTTAAAATGCGGTGACGTTGAAATCTGGTGACCCGCCGGTAACAACTAATTGCATTACCACATTGCCGGGACCGACAATCACAGATGCTGGCAGGCTGGTAATACTACCCCCTTCAAACGTTCGGGCCACTCCCTCGTCGTCGATGTACTGCAGCTCCAACGTTGCCGGCAACGCCGATCCAGCAAATAATATAGTCATATCGTTGCGTCGAGTTTTTAAAAATCCGAACCCCTCGTCGGAGGCTAAAACGGTTCCAGTCGCGGAAATATCAGGCATTAGTTACGCTCCATTAATTTGTGTGATATGCGCGAATAATAACATAAGCGTCAATTTCCCGACGCTTACGCTTTGCTGTATTTGCGAGCAGCTATCAGAGCGCACAGCCAAACAGCGCCCAACATCAACGGCGTTGGTTCGGGAACCTGACCGTAAACTACGTCATCAATCCCGATCGACGGGCCGTAGTTAAACATCTCAAAACTCATCCACTCGATACCGTTTTGCTCATCGATAATGCCGATAAATTGCGGCGTATTTGCACCAACTTTTACCGCTGTTTTACCCTCATCCACCCGCACTGTAATTGTGCCTTTTCGCTCACTAGTAATATCCAGCCCTACCGCATTTACAACGCCGCAAAAATTATCAATAACACCGACGCTCTCCCCATTATCGTCATACGTCACCGCATCTACGCCTAGCGTTGCAGCGCTAGTAATGCGTGTCGGATATTTGCTTAATTGCGATACTTGGTTAGTGCCCCCCGTCTCGCTAATATCAAAACAGCCAAACTCAACGGTATCACTCACGTCAAAATCAGCCTCAAAACTCTCTCTATTGAGCCAGCCATAGCCTGGGCCAGCTGCCGCCTCGAACGTTGCGCGGTCGCTATAATAAACCGGCTCAGCGGCTACAATCGCTGTTGCAACA